TAAAAGTGCTGGATATGTAAGAAACAATATCATGGCACAATATGCAGCTAAGAGCGATGATCTTGGTGTGTTGATTGCGTTTTGGGACGGCAAGAGCAGGGGGACAAAGATGATGATCGATATTGCTAAGAAAAATAATTTAAAGGTTTTCGTGATTAATGTTGAAAGCGAATAATAGAATGTGCTAGAATAACAAATAAGGTTATATGTTAAATACTTTATTAGAGAGGAGGATAAATGAATCTAAATGAAATACATAAGAAGGTTGCGTCTGAAGAATATGATTTCCTCAAAACCAACCCACACTTGGGTGAGAATATTATACTGCTTGGCTTGGGCGGTTCTCATGCATATGGTACTAACACGATAAATTCAGATTTGGATATTCGTGGCTGTGCGTTGAACAGCAAGGCAGAGATTCTTACCAAGGATAATTTCGAGCAAGTTGTACATAAAGAAACGGATACGACAATCTATTCATTTAACAAGCTCGTTGACTTACTTGCTGGTTGCAATCCTAATATTGTTGAACTTGGCGGCTTAAAGAAGGAGCATTATCTTTATGTATCTCCAATTGGTCAAGAGATTCTTGATAACTTCAATATGTTTCTATCTAAGAAAGCAGCGTATACTTTTGGAGGTTATGCCTCTGCTCAGCTTCGCAAGCTGGACAACAAGGCTGCTAGAAAGCTAAGTCAGCCAGATAAGGAAGTTCATATTCTAAAAAGCATTAACAATGCAGCTCTTGATTTTAAGGGTAAGTTCTTTGACTACCCAGATGATGCAATCAAGCTGTATATTGACAATGCCGTTAATCAAGAATATGAATCTGAAATTTTCATGGATGTTCATTTAACTCACTATCCGCTACGTGATTATAAAAGCATGTGGTCTGTGATGAATAACGTTGTAAAAGACTATGCAAAGCTGGAACAGACTGGCAGGAACAAGCAGGCTATTGAGCATGGCAAACTATCGAAGCACATGATGCACCTTATCCGTTTGTATCTTATGTGTCTCGACATTCTAGAACGTGAAGAGGTTGTCACATACAGACCAGAGCATGACTTTCTTATGTCTATTAGAAACGGCGAGTATCTTGATGTCGATGGTCAGCCGCTGTCAGAGTTCTTTGAAATCGTAGATTATTATGAGAAGAAATTGGAATACGCAAAACAAAACACATCATTACCAGACAAGCCAGACCATTTAAATATCAACGAGTTTGTTATGAGTGTCAACGAGCGTATCGTTAAGGGGGAGATTTAATGGAAATAAATCTCCCAATTAACGTAAGGATTGTTCTTGATGCTCTTCATAACAGTGGATATCTCGCGTATGTGGTTGGCGGTTGTGTTAGAGATTCTATTCTGGGTAAAGAACCAAAGGATTGGGACGTAACGACATCTGCAAGACCAGAGCAGATAATCGAAGTGTTCAAAGGATACGAAGTTATTCCAACTGGTTTGCAGCATGGCACTGTAACCATTGTGGTTGGTGGCATGCCTATAGAATGCACCACTTTCCGTGTGGAAGGCTGCTATACAGATGGCAGACATCCAGATAACGTTATGTTTGCACTCAGCGTTGAAGACGATTTGATGCGCAGAGATTTTAGAATGAATGCAATTGCATATAATCCTTGGCATGGATTAGTAGATGTTTATAATGGTATCAAAGATTTAGATAACAAGGTTATCTGTTGCATGGGCAATCCTTATAACAGGTTTAATGAAGATGGTCTGAGAATTCTAAGAGCCATTCGCTTTGCTGCTCAACTCGGCTTTGAAATTGAAAACGAAACTTCAAATGCAATCCATGATTGCAAGCATCTTCTTGATAACATTTCAAAGGAGAGAATTCAAAGCGAGCTATGCAAGATTCTAATGAGCGAACAATGTGGAAGTGCTTTGTTCGCATTGTATTACGATGTCTTTAAAATGCTACTACCATATACAAGAATTAGTTTTGGAAAGAGATTTACTATGAGCAAAGTTACATCGTCAAATGAAAATGGAAATGATATTGTTTCAAGGTTAACACTGCTATTTGACGGAGACAGCTCTGACACTGTATATAAAAACTTAAAGGAACTTAAGTTTGGCAATGGAGTTATTACATGTGTTACTCAACTTGTAAACCATTGTAACGATCCTTTGCCTCTGAATAAACACGAAATGAAACTGCTCATGTCAAAGTTAAATACGGAGCAAATGAACAGGTTGATTTTCATCAATAAATGCAAGGCTAAAAGAGCTGGCGAAGAAAGCTCTGAGTTCGCAGATGTTCTCAGAGCAAAATGTCTTTTTGATGAAGTTATTTCAAATGGTGAATGTTATAGCTTAAAACAGCTTAAAATTAACGGCAATGATTTGATGGATCGTGGTGTTCCACAAGGCAAAGATGTTGGCAATATGCTAAATAGAATTCTTGATATGGTTATTAATGAGCAACTTGAAAATGACAGGGCTGCTCTATTGGAAATGGCTGATGAAATGATTGGTGGATAAAGAGGTGACAATGTGAAAGTAGATATCTTTGAACACGAAGATAACTGGCAAGGCATTAAAGATGCAACGATGAACACCATTGGCAAAACCACTGGCAAGTATCCAACTTCAGAATGGAAGCGAAAGCTAATCATGGCTGAGCATTCTCCTATTCGCAGACTGAAGTTTTACTGGCGTTGGTCTGACATCAAGTATTGGGTTAGCGTTCATTTAGTTCGACATAAAATCGGCATTGAACATTGGGTTGCTACACAGAGAACTGACCGTACTGGCGTTGACAGAAACGAGATCCCACAGGGAGCACTTGTAAATCATGCAGCAGAAGCAGATGCTCAGGCTATGATTAACATTAGCAGAAAACGTCTCTGCATGTGTGCAAGTCCAGAAACTCGTCAGGCGTGGCAAAAGGTAAAAGACAAGGTATCACAAGTAGAGCCAGAGCTTGCAAGTTGTATGGTTCGTGAATGTGTCTACCGTGGATTCTGTCCTGAAATGTATCCATGTGGCTTCAGCAAAACAGAAGCATTCAAGAAAGAACTTGCAGAATATAGAAAGGGGTTTGAGTAATATATGATTGAAATGACATACCTAAAAGAATTAAGAGACGAAGAAGACAAGGCGATAATTTCATTTGAAGGTGATGTACTTGATATTTACGAACTTCGCGACTATGCAAAGGCGCTTAATCTCGTAAAGGGCGAAGTTAATGAAGGATATCGTCATGAATTCAAGACCAATGGCAAGAACTGCCGTGGCAATTGCAATGATGAAAGCAATTGTAAGTCTGATGAAGAGACATATTTTACATTTGACCTTGACGAGTTTATTGAAGCGCTGTCAGATACATTAAATATGGTGTGCGATGAAGATATTTCAGATGAAAATGCTGAAGATGATAAGAGCGAATTGTGTGATATTGTAAGCGACATTATCATGGAAGAAGAAGACCTTGTAAACCATCCGCCTCATTACACTAACTCTGGTATGGAGTGCATTCTTGAAATGATTATGCTATATGGCTTCGAGGAAACGATGTCATTTTGTAAGTTGAACGCTCATAAGTATCGTAAACGCGCTCTTGATAAGGGAGGCCGTCAGGATATTGATAAGAGCGACTGGTACATGAACACCTATAAAGAGTTGTTGTATGCTATGGAAATTGACATGACACCTCTTGAATACATTCTTAGCAAAACGAACTAACAATTAAATAGATAAGGTTATATGCGAGTGGAGTCAATCGACTCTGCTCGCTTTTTTCTTGCGCACATATTCTTCTGAGAACTTTTCTTTTGCAATCTACGCAAATATGATATAGAATAAAGCTGTAGTAAAGATTAAAACTACATAAAATAAAACCAGAGGTGAATAAACATGGGGAAAGATTTAAAGGGAAAGTCGCTAGGCACAGGGTATTCCCAACGCAAAGATAAACGTTATGAAGCTAGGGCAATGGTTAATGGCGTTAAAATTTGCCTGTATGACATGCATCTCCCAACACTAAAGAAAAGATTCGAAGAAGAGAAGGCTAAGATTCTAAGACAGGAAAAGAACATCAGGCCTAATCTAACATTGGGTGAATGGTTTGAAGAATGGTTTTCCTCATATAAAGAACCAAGCTTAAAATCAGAGGTTTCAAAGAAGGCGTATCACAGAAAAGTGTCTAACACTTACATAGCTGCAATAGGCGATAAAAAATTAGAAACAATAACCCATATGAACGTACAGAATACAACAAATGACCTTCTTAATAAATTCAAAGCAAGAACAATCAGAGAGGCACTTGGAGTTCTAAGAGAATGTCTTGATATTGCGATGATGAATTCTTTAGTCAAAAGCAACCCATGCACAAATATCAATATAATAAATGAAAACGAAGCCGTACAAGAACGTAGGGTTTTAAGTTCTCGTGAAATAGAAATGTTCTTAGAGGAAATCCAATATGAGTATTACAATGAAGCGTATCAAATTCTACTGTTAACTGGTATGAGAATAGGAGAGTTCTCAGGTCTCCAATGGCAAGATATTAACTTCCAAACAAAGACGATTAAGATACAACGCAGTCTAAGCACTGGATATGTTGAGGGTAAGAAAATAGAATACCTAACATCTCCCAAGACAAGTAACAGTTATAGAACAATACCATTCTTCGGGAACGTAGGAGAGCTATTCAAATCATGGAAGGTCAAACAAGATGAGCACAAAAAGAAACTTGGCAGCAGATGGAGATGCGGAGAAGAACTTGGGGATTTGGTATTCACCACAACGTTAGGTTCTCCAGTTACAAGATACGCATTGTCTCATAACATAGAAAAGGTATTAAAGAATATCAACGAAAAAGAGAAATACAATGCAGCTATCGAAGGAAGGGAACCACAATTGGTTGACCACATTTATCCTCACGCATTCAGACACACGTTTGCTACGAGATGCTTTGAAAAGAAATTAGATCCAGTTGTCATACAAAGAATTATGGGTCACGCTGATTATTCGGTCACACTTAAATATACTCATATCTTGGAAACAAGATTGAGCGAAGAGATAGCAAAAGCAGAAGACTTCCTATTATAAGGGAGTCTTTTTTCTGTGTATTAAATTTGCGCATTTGCGTAAAACTATGATTTGCGTAAGCAACTGCGCAAATTTATTTTTTGCGTTTTTTTGCGGTTTCGTAGCGTTTGCGTAAAAGATTTAAAAGATGCTTGATAACGCCTTATAAATAAGGTAATATGTAAAAGGGCTTAACATATGGAGTTCTAAGAGATAACAACAAGTAAGTATTTATAAACCCTTGATACACAAGGGATTGGAAGTAACCAAAATTTGCGTAAAATATACGCAACCTTATATCTAGGTTGTATGGTTTTGCGTCAAATTTGAGTATGAAAATGCGTAAGCAAACAGATTTATTTCCTTCAGATAAGTTTACGCAAGATTAAATAAAGCGGCTGGTATTCAGCTATATAATATCAACATAATTTTCGTTAAAAGGGGTAGCCAATAAAGGTTATCCCTTTTTTATATTGCCAATTGCTTTATTTATATTGTTTATATTAATTCTATATAATTTATATAAAACGCTTGCGCATTATAATCATACATTATATAATTACTATAATATTTTATATAATTTATATAGAATATATAAAACATACCCAAAGGGGGATAAAACAATATGGCTATTTTTATTGGAGGAGAGAGTGCAAATTCATTTATAAAGATGGTGAGTTCTGTATCTAAGCTTGACGTTGCTGGCAATCCTATCGTAGATACATATTTGAACACGCTGACAGAGGTAGATAAGTACGACGCATATGATGATGTCTCAGGCAAACTAAGGCCGCAACATTATGAGGTGGATGGCATCTATTATCAAGTTGGATTGAAAGCAGAGACATCAGAGCAAGATAACTCATACTTAGATGGCATTGAAAGATACAAGCATCCTAACTTCAGGATTGAAACGTTGATAGCTATTTATCGTCAGCTAGAGAAGGGCAATAAATTTGACGAGCCTATATATTATGTAACTGGCGTTCCTATCAAACACTTCAATAAGACAGTAGAGGATACAATAAGAGACGTATTGATTGCAAATAATCACACGGTTAATGGCAAGCCAATCAATATCAAAGAGGTTAAAGTTATTAAGCAAGCATTATCATCTTATTACAATGACCTGCTTGACAACAATGCGAAACCCAATGCAGATTTCTATCGTTCTATCAAAGATAAAAATCTTCTGTACTTTGATATAGGCTGGGGAACAAGCGACGTTCAACGAATCGTTGACAGAAAGCCAATGGGAGACAGTCATTTAGATGGCGTTATAACTATTGTAGACAGAATATACAAAGACGCTATAAGCCTTGGCACTATTGAAAGTGATAAGCTGAAAGCTCTTGGAGTTCCAAAGCTAGGCTTTCACAACGTAATCAAAACTGGAATCCTTAAATGCTCAAGAGATATGGAGCTGGATATGAGAAAATCAAGAGAGAAACACGTTGCATCTTTTCTAAACTCAATATCAAGATTAACCAAGAGCGACTTTGAGCTATCTAATATAGATACTATTTACTTCTGCGGTGGCGGAGCAATAGCATTAGAGAACGATATTAAACAACACTTTAAGGAGTTTTTCGGTTATAATGATATACAGATATCAAAGAAATTTGTATTCGTATCTGGGGCGCAGCAAAGCAATGCTCGTGGGTACTATAAGTTTGCTTTGAAATATTTCCGAAAAGAAGCAGGAGTTGGAGTTGGTAGTTAATGTCTTACAAAGGTTACTCGTTCAACCTTCATAAAGAAGACGATAAGGAATTAATAGATTGGCTCAGCAACAAGAAGGTCACAAAGACAATTAAGATTGCACTATACAATCAAATGAAGTCAGAAAGCAATACTATAGCAGGTGACAATTCCATTGAGCTACTATCTGCCATAAAGAAAGTCATTGAAAGCAATAACAATATCAGCGATAAACAACCTGAAATTGCAGAGAGTCAAAAAGTAGCACCAAAGCAAAATGAAGATAAGAAGTCTTTGGACGGCGAAGACGCAGAAGATTTCGAGAAGATATTCGATATATAAAAATCGTAAAAAAAAGGGAGTAGCTTAATTGCTACTCCCTAATTATTTGTTATCTGAAATCAAGATAACTAGTTATCTGTTTTATCCATTGAAATTCACATTTCAATGGATGATTAAACACCGATTACATATCTCAAAACGTAATTGTTGTTAGAGAATGTAATTCCGCATTGAGACTCTGCTGCCTGACTATTTGCATCATCACCAGTGATGCCAGTGTCAGAGATGTGCAAATGCTTAGCACCAAAAGTCTTCATAGTTGCGTTGATAGTCATCAAGAATGTATGAGCACCACCGTTGTTTAATTCGACCATAACTTTAGGTACGAAGTGACAGCTCCAAGAATGATCTTGTGCGGTTGGCTCAGTGTCACCTTCGTTCTGTTCGAAATAAGAGAACACAAGAACAATGCCATGCTCCTGCTCACTTACCTTGCCATCAAATGCAACGGCGCTATCACCATTCATGAACTTTGCGCCTTCCCACAAAATTTTATTGTTACTATTATATTGGTCTACCATACCTAATAGCTCATCTATTTTCTTTCCTGTGTAGGATGATACATATTCGCTCATATTCACCTGCTTTATCTTTAAACTGCCATATACGGAACGCCATCTGAATTGTAGATAGTTACGATTCCGTAATGCAAAACAGAACCATCATTTGTCATAAAGTAATCATCGTTATTATCTTTAAACATCTCACCATCTGACGTTACAAAGTTTACATTGTTATCCATATAGAAATGAATCATACCTCTTTGTGGAACTCCATCTTCTGAGTAGATAGTTACATAAGAACAAAGTAAAACCCACTGTGCATACAAATCAATCTCTACGTCTCCAATGTTAAAACTTTCTAAAATACCCAGCCTCTCAGCTAGTTCAGCACCAGAATCAAAAGACCCATCTTCAGGAACTACAACAATGCTTTCTATTTCAGGGTCAGATCCAGTACCCCAATATCCAGTTGCTTCATATCTAGTTCTCTTCATATAAGTGTCATCGTTTACACGAGAATAATTGTTAAGTCCTTCTGGAATTGAAGTAGCATATTTATACTCGCTTGTTCTAACTATAACGTCTTTTTTATCTGAAGAAACATCTTTGCTCTCACCATCTACATAAGCATATGTAGCATAGTTGCTCTTATAATGAACAGTAAGAACATGCTCCCTCCACTGCGCGTATAAAGTAACAATTGCGCCATCATCAGAGGATAGATTCATTACTGGCTCACCATCGTTGTATGAATTGCCAGAGCCATTAGGTTCCGTGTTCCATCCAGTAAACGTATAACCAGTACGAACAAACGCATTAGAAGTTAAGTTCTTAGCGGTATCATAAGTGTGTGTTTGCGAAGATGTTGTACCAGTGCCACCGTTAGAATCATAATCAATAGTATACGTATTTGCCTTCCAAACGGCATAGAGAACATCGCTACTGCTAAGAGTTATGCTTCCTCCAGAGCTATATGATGAACTAGTTGCACTAGACGAAGTTGACCATCCTAAGAACGTATATCCTGTACGAGTTGGTTCTGTAGAGGATATTGTGAATTTATGCGATGTTGTAGCGTTATATATGGTTGCTGACTGTTTTGAAGGAGCGCCAGAACCTTTGTTGGCATCATATGATAATTCAATAATTTTCTTCCATATAGCAAACAGTTCATCGCCAGCATTCGAAGTATAACTTCCTCCAGCCGCATAATCCACAGATGTATCACTTGCAGAAGTTCCCCACCCTTCAAACGTATATCCGCTTCTAGTAGGACTTGCACTAGAAAGAGTCAATGTAACTCCATGAGTTTTTGTTTGAGTAGAAGGTACACTGCCAAGACTACCGCCATTTGCGTTATATGTTACAGTATAAGTTTTTCTTGCTATACCATCTATGCTTCCGCTACCACTACCAGATATGGTTCCATAATATGTTCCAGATAATGTAACAGCCATCTCTTGACTATATGAATATGAAAAACTTTTAGCAGAACCCCATGAATCATGGTAAATAGTAGTAGAACCAGTTGCTAATGTAGGAGATGCACCAGTTGAAGCAGATGGGTTGTTTGTTCCGCTATATTTTTGACCATTAACGGTTACAGACCAATCTCTGTCGTTGCAATTAATACTTCCATATCCATCATTAACCAGCTTAAGAGTCCAGCTAATAACAGAGTAGTTTTCCGTATTAGAATAACTGCTTCTGCTCCATGAAAATTGTAAGTCCCAATTTTTATTAATGTCTACGCTAGAACTTCCACTTGTAGCCACAGATACTCACCTCCTTCTTCTATATGTATTTTTAATTTATCTGAATGTAAATAGTGTTTCTCTTCAATACATCACCATTTTCAATCTTGCTCCAATATGTCTCGGCATCTTCCATACCCCAATGAATACCAAGATTGTGCAAGGCTTCGACCGCACTATTGGCACCAGTACCGCCATTTTCTACTGGTATAATACCATTAACAATATCTTCAGCAGAATGAGTGTGACCAATATCTGCTTTCGTAGTTCTTGCAACTTCATCGCAAATTTCATAACCCATAAGAGTTTTCATAATAGGCATATCCGACATTATTCAGCCACCTCCTTGTCAAACACTATATCTGCATTCCCATTGCCATCATCAATTATCTTCATAACGTATCCGTTATCTACAATCATTTGTCTTATGTTGTATTCTATTTCAGCTATAGTATCTTCCGCTATAGCGTCTGTATCATCATTAATTCCAACTATATCTTCATATGTTTTCTCGGCGTATTCAATACTGTCATTGCCAAACGAACAAAGATCAACCTTTTTATCCTCAATATAAGACAAGGCATCATCTTTGATTGCGGTTACTTGAATAATCGCATCAGCTCTGATTTCCTCTATGGAGTCCAGCGATTTTTGTTCGATTTGCTTTACATTATCAATAGTGCCAACTCTAATTTCTTCAATGTCATCTCGAATTTCTTGTTCGATTGTTTGCTCTGTAAGACGCTCAATAGTTTCGACATAGTAGCTTGTCATAATCAAACCACCTTTCCTATGATTCTATTGGCTGATTTAGCAAAATTACGATATCAACATTGCCTTCGCCGTCATCTGTTGGCTGAACAGACAAACCGTTTTTATTCATTGTAGTATTGATGCTATCTTCGATTTGAGCCTGAGTTGTGTCGGCAATTTCAACAGTTTCATTATATTCAGTCAATGAATCGTTTTTGATTTTATCAAGTTCTGCTATGATATCATTTCCGATGTTGATAAATCCGCCTGTATAAGTATCATCACCAACTGTTACAGACCCTTCGTTATAAGATGCATCCATTTGGTTATCAACTTCTTCAATGGCGGCATCTGTGGTGTCTGTGATATCATCTATCGCATTTTCTTTAGTCGTATTAACGCTATTAATTGACGTATCCTTTGTATCATTAATATCATCTATTGTCTGTTGACGAGTTTCTTTTACGACTTCCTCAATCTCTCCTTTGATCATCTCAGCTGTGATACGATCAATGTTTTCAACATAGAGATAATCGCTTGGCTTATGTCTTTTTCTGACGGGAATTTCATTGTGCAAGATAGTCCTTTGAGAAGATGTATCTTTTGAATCTGTCATATAAACATATACCTGCAAAGGACATGCATCTTGCAGCAAGGTGTTGGGAATTTGAACTTTGATTGAAGTATCGTCATTCTTTTCAGAACGAACAACTAATGCTTCTTCTCTTGCCTTATTAGAAAAATGAACTTCTGGCAATGCATAAGAAGGAGAAGAGGGAAGTTCTGTTTCTGGTAAGTTGCAACTATCTATAGGGATAACAAGACTTTGATCGATATCCCATTGTGTAAGGTTGTTAATTGTATTCCCATAGGAATCAAAGCATTGTATTTCGTACATATAAGACACCTCCTAAGTCTTGTTAATTGTATTCAAATTAATAATAGTAAATATAAAAGGCGCGTGCATATAAAACACGCGCCTTTTAAAATAACATTTTCAATGTCTATCATATATTAAATAATGCCATAAATAGATTTAATGGATTCATCTGTCTCAACGTTGTACTCACCATTTGCCGCGCAGTTACCGCACATAACCATTGTCAAAACGTTGCCGCTTCTATTAGCATTAAGCGATTGAACCCACATATTCGGAGTAGTATTTGCATATCCACCAAAGCAACGGAATACGCCATCGGTAGGCAAACTAAAGCCTATCATTGGAGTAGAGCTTCCGCTAAGATATACGCAAAATAAAACATAATCAGACAAGCCGCCAACTGTAATGCTTCCAGTTGCCCATGTACCTTCCCAAAGCAGCTTCCCAATTTTCTTAGATGTAATTACCTCATTAATGCCACCGTCTTTATCTATGAAGTTCAAAGATTCATTTGTTGCCATCATAGTCAAGCTTATGGAATTTCCGTTTTTATCAAAATCGCGAAGTACAGTTCCGTAATCCGCAGTATCAGAATTGTTTTTGAATAATTGAGAATAGCCGTTATCATACGGTTTCAAATCAAGTGCGCCAGTAAGCGTACCACCAGTTTTATCAAGTTTAGAATCTAGTTCGGAATTAAAAGACTCAATATCAGCGCGTGCTTGCTCTAGTTCGGAATTAAAAGACTCTATCTGAGAACGTGCGTACTCATCTGTAATCTCATAGCCGTTAAGACTTTTTAATTTAGGCATAAGACATCCTCCTAACTTATTTTAAGTTATCATAAAACAGAAACAAACATCAAAAGATGCTTGAAGTTATATTTGCAATATTATATTTACTACAATTTAACATTATTTTGTATATTCTAGAATTAAACAACCTCTTGAGATAGTAGCATCAGAACCACACCTTACAAGAAGATCGCCGTTGTCCTGCATCAGAATGTCTCTAAATCCTGTCGTTCCGCTTGTTGAGGAAAACGGAACTGGAACCATGCGTCCCTTAACATCGTATGTGACACACTCAACCCTCACGATGTTTACACTCAAGAGACCGCTGGCAACTGTGACAGACGAACCAGCTGCAACTACACCAATTTCGTATACCTTGCGATATATTGCCGAACCATCAATCCATGTTTGACCAGTGTTTGTTTCACTAGTTGAGAACCTTGATACTGCTTTTAACTCGGCAATCTCATCTGCGACATCATAAACAGTACCATTACCAGATTTATCATTTACAGTAAGCAAACCATTGACATCTAAGCTACCCTCAATATCTCCACCAGTAACAGGGAGAAAGACTTCATTTAAACTAACAAATTCTGTACTCATTATAAATTCCTCCTTTAAACATTCATATTTCCATACATTGCTTTTCTATGTAAAAAAGCAATCATTATAATAAAATGACTGCTCAGTGTTTTCTTCTTTATAAGTAGAAAGTTCACACCGCTTGAAATCACAGCTTCAATGTGTAAACCGATACTTCAAGCGGTGCGAATCATTTCATGTTTTATTTAGTTTTTGTTTTAACTTTACAAACTAGCAATCTTCTGCATCTGCAAACTCAGGACGATTCTTCTTAAGAAGTCCGTAAGCGCACTGCATAGTATCGCCGTTCATATCCTCAATGCTGTCAGCATAGCTCATATAAACGTACTCGTGTGCAACGTAGGGGAAGGTAGGCTCGCCTTCAATCTTGCCAGCAGCATAATCCTTCTCATACTGACGAGCTTCCTCATTAAGATAGCTGTGACGCAGAATGGTAATCTGCTGATTTGGTTCAATGCTCACAAGAGCGACCCTATGATATTCTAGAGGAAGACCATTGGGCATAACGATTTTCTTTTTCAATGCCATATTATTTACACTCCTTAATATCCGATAACGTATCGCAGTACAAAATAGCTGTTAGTATAGTTAATACCCGCATAGGAATCTGCGCCGCTATCATTATTTGTATCGGCACCAGTGATAGAAGTATCGCTTACATACAAATACTTATATGCCGCTACGCCAAAATTATTAGCTGCCAAATGAATACTCATACCAGTACCATTATGTGCCTCAACATGATACTTGGGTACTTGCGTAAATTCCCAATAGTAATTTTTTGCAGCACCATCAGAATAAGCACTCCATACCAGAATAACGCCATTTGGTTGTGAACTGATTGCCTCTGAAAGTGTAATTGTCTGCGTCTCATTCATACCGTGACCACCGCTCCACAGAACCTTATTCACACCATATTCACGACCATCGACAGTAAGAGTTCCACTAACTTCCAAATCATTTTCAACAGTAGCATTGTTGAAATGACCTACAGCCACTCCGCCTGATGTGGGAGAGTCTTTCCAAAAACCCCTTGCTTGGATATGGGCTTCAACCTGCTCGCTTCCTGTTGCAGACGTAGCGAAGAAGAGCCTCACCCAGTCTTTTGTAGCCTCAGCTCTTGCATCGATAGCATAGCCAGAACCAATGTAACCTGCATAGGAAACACTCGGAACGTCAATGAACTCTATCGGGAACTCCCACATGGGTGTATAACGGAAGGGCATGTTGTTCCATGTCGAATACGGTTCGTTGTTCTCTTCGAACAATACAGCCCAGCATTCAGCCTTGCCGCTTGCCCATTTCTCCCAATACCAACCGTCTGTTTGACCCCACTCAACCACGTAGTCCGCAGGGTTGATACCGTAAACAGCACCAGATGCAGTACCGCCAGAAGTAACTCCGCCTTCACCAGTGGAAATGAAGTAACGCATTACAACGTAAGGTTGCATGTTGTTGTGGGATTCTCCTTCGCCCGTAAATGAATACTTCTTTGCGTCACCAGCGTTTACGGAGTCTACGGTTAAGTAGCTGTAATCGCCTGAAACGTTCGTAACGTTTGCCCCCGTTGAATCAACGATAGCATTTGCTCCCCAAACAGTACGAACAGTAAAGCTTGCGTAATCTTCGGGCATCTCATCAACCGTCAACGTATGCTTTTCCTCGCCACCAGTCTCACCAAGAGCATATCCATCAGACTCACCGATAATCACACGGCTTTCAAGATTAGGCACGTTGAAGGTAGTAGAGCCATCGCCAGAACCATAAGTCGTTCCAATAGCATCGAACAGCTTTGCGTACTCAGTTCTAGAATACTCGGAGCCGTCGCAAAGAAGGAAGCCTTCTGGGTCTCCTTCGCCAGCGAAGGGGTAGACCATACCTGCAACAGCAGAGGACTGGACAGTGGTTTCGCTAATAGTCATTGGACGAGCATCTGCGCTCTTGCCAGTAGAGATAATGTAGTTAACCACTGTGTAAGGTTGCATGTTGTTGTGCGGTTGGTCTCCGCCGAACTCGGCTTTAAGAATAGTGCTGCCGCCTTGTGCACTGCCGTAGCCAAGCATATCGTAACCAGTGCTGCCGCCAGACTCAGATTTCAAAATTCCATCGGGTGAAAGGAACGTTGATCCTTGAGAATCGCCGCCCCAAGTCCAATTTCTAAACCACGCTCTACCACTTAGTTTAGGTAACTCGCCCTCGATTAACTTATGCTCTTCCTCGCCACCAACTTCACCAAGCTCATAATCAACACCAGCGCCCACTGGTACGCGAGTCTGAAGGTCTGGAACGTTGAACGTTGTAGCCCCATCGCCTTCACCATATGTAGTGCCGATAGCCTCGAACAGTTCGGCATATTCGTCACGTGAATAAGCTTCGCCATCGCACATCAAGAATCCCTCTGGGACGGTTTCTCCTGCAAAGGGATATACGATGCCAGCGATAGGAGAGCCTTCAGGGCTAGAAGGGAGGGAGTCTAATGCTCCCTCCAAATCTGCTACTTTAGCAGACAATGTTTTAGCAGTGCCAAGAATACTGTTCACCTCTTGACCTGTATATGATAATTTATAAGTTCCCATTTTCTAAACACCTCTTACAACTATATAGTCATCTTGGGAGTCTAACAGCTCTAAGCCATCAAGAGTCTCCAACTGCTTATCTTCATAAACGCTTCCGTTATTGTCGAATAGACCCTTTGGAAGTCTGACATAAATATCCTTAATGTTTCTGCCTTCAGGAACTCTTACGAAAACCTCGTACTCTCTAGTCCATACAGCATATAGAGTAATGACATCGCCGTTTACAAAATCATCATTTACGTATGTGCCGCCAGAAAGATAAACAGCTTTCGTTGCAGAGCTATCCAAAGCCCAGCCAGAGAACGAATATTTATCCCTTGTTGGTTTTACGGTAGATAGTATGGATACCGATTCTGCTTCATGCAGCTGACTTTCTGGAGCATTCATACCGCCATTAGCGTCATATGCAATAGAGCACACTACAACCAGAGACCATATCGCATAAAGAACTGTATCCGCATTGCCAGTGAATGAACCACCAGCAGAATACGAAGCAGCTGTAGAACTTGCGCTGGCTCCCCATCCGATGAACTCATATCCTTCTCTTGTCGGAATGGTAGGGGAGAGTGTTATGTTTACTCCGTATGTTTTCGTCTGAGAACTTGGAGCGCCAGAACCACCGTTTGCATCAAATGAGATAGTATATACCTCAGCTTCCCAAATCGCATATAAGGTAACGGCAGCATTTGATGTATATGTAGCACCAGCAGCATATGCTACGCTACCAGTAGAAGAGGTAGCCCATCCTTTGAATATATGACCAGCACATGTAGGTATGGTAGAGGAGAGGGTTAGATCTGTTCCATGCGTTTTAGTTTGGCTACTAGGCGCACCACTACCGCCATTGGCGTTGTAAGATACTGTGTAGGTATTCAATTTCCAAACAGCATATAATGTAGCACCTGAGTTAGAAGTGTAGCTTCCACCAGCAGAATATGTCGCTGAAGTTGCAGTAGAAGATGTTGACCATCCTAAGAATGTATATCCAGTACGAGTTGGTTTAGTGCTGGAAAGGGCTAGGGTTTTATCACGGTATTTCGTTTGGCTGCTTGGAGCACCAGAACCACCGTTAGCATTATATGAAACAGTCCAGTATAATGTTGGGACTGTGTAAGAGCCACTAACTTCAGAAGAAACATAAGAACCAGAACTTCTAGTATATCCACCTTTAGCATAGAGAGACAATGTTTGTCCCTGACTGTACCACCCTGCATTAATCCAACTATCGTCAGCATACCATCCAGTTGAATCAAGAGAGACCGAGCCAGACCAGTTGGTACTGCCGTTAGTAGTGCCTGTGTAAGCAACAGTAGTGCCATTGAAATCGCCTGTGCTTACGTAAAGAGCATGTCCGTATTCAAGGCGATATGCTGTATCAGAAGTCTCTGCAATTCTAATACCTACCCAAGCTTTAAACTTCGAATTGGTACTGCCAGCTTCGCTACCATAATTATAAACTACGTTAGTTGCCAATCTTCCTCACCTCCTAATAGACTAAATAATTTAATCATTTATATCACCATCGCTTATAATTCATTATTTCTGAAATGAATATCGACAGTTTTTCTCCATACCGCATACAGCGTAACAATATCACTATCAACAAAGTCATCGTTTACGTACTTACAACCAGAAAGATACGTTGCCTTTCTTGCATTTGCAATAATAGACCACCCAGAGAAATGATATCCTTTTCTTTCTGGTTTTACGCTAGACAAAGTTGAAACGCTGCCCCTCATGTGGGATTGATTGCTTATATCGCATTCGCCTCCATTTGCGTCATACATGAGAGTACAAGATTCAACGCGAACCCATACAGCATACAAAGTCGTATTCTTCGTAACGTTGAGATTCCAAGAAGTGCCAGACTTATAAGTAGGAGACGTTGCCGAAGAGGATTCATCCCAACCTAAGAACTCATAACCAGTTCTTGTAGGAATTGAAGTCGATAGAGCAACAGTTCCACTACTTGCATAAGTGTATGTTTGAGCATTCGGAGCATTGCTGCCGCCGTTAGCATCATATGTAATGGTATAAGTGTTTACTTGCCATACGGCATAGAGAGTATAATCAGAAGCGTTACTTAAATTCCAATTCTGACCAGCCGTATATGATGCGCTAGTAGCGTCTGAGGAAAGAGACCAGCCTAAGAAAGTGTAACCAGTTCTAGTGGGATTTGTGCTTGATAGCTTTGTAGTGCCACTGCTTGCATAAGTATAGCTATGGCTGCTCGGAGCGCCAGAGCCACCGTTGGCATCGTAAGAAATTGTATACGTATTAGCAGTCCATTGAGCATAAAGGGTTACAGCAGAGTTTGATGTATAGTTTCCGCCAGAAGAATATGATGTTCCAGTGCCGCCAGAGTTAGTGTTCCAATTCTTAAACGTATAACCAGTGCGAGTAGGCGTGGAAGTTGTGAGCTTCAATGTCGTTCCATATGTTTTAGTCTGGTTTGATGGAGCACCAGAACCACCGTTTGCATTATACGAAACTGTATAAGTTGCATTTGGGAACGAAGCCGCTGTATAATACCTACCATCAGCAGAACCTTTTGTAACGCCAACGTGGTATGGATATGTTACAGTCCAAGTGGCTGAATATGCACCATAGAAATAATGGTCGTTTCTAGATGTCGTAGAAGCACCACTGCCATCAGCACTAGATGCGTGTTTTGCACTGGAGCTGATAGTTAATGTAACATAATCGCCCCTGTTATAAGTTTTGCCCTTAATAGTAGCAGAAGTTGACCAACCCATTCATAACACCTCCTTTACATTGTCTAATAAGCAATGCTTATATATTTGCTTTTCATATATAACATTTTATTTAACATTTAAATCTTAACCCAGAAGATAACGCTCTCATCTGTTGGTTCAGTTTCGGAAACGACGATTCCACCACCGCCAGAACTGCCAGAACCACCCTTGTTCTCAGACCAAGCAGCAGAACCATCTACAACGCTAAGGATTTTACCTTCGTCATCAGCAGTGTAATCAGGCAGTCCTTCTGGGATTTTGTATATTTCCTCGGCAGTACCAAACCAAGCGTTGCCATCTTCATCAATGGTAATGTTGCCTAAGTCAGCAGCTTCCCATTCAATAGGCATGCCGTTCTCGTCAATGGCTTTGACAACAGCAGTCTGACCGACAATTGCAGTTGCTGGCATACCAAGGTTGACTAGGGAAGAGGGGGTGTTGGTTAGCAATTCAGTTGCGTCATCATAGGAAGTTCCGCCAACTTTAACGCTTCCCTGATACCAAGCGTTTCCGTCCCAATCAAGTGTGTGTGCGTTAGAGGGAACTGAAGATGTACCGTTACCTACGATATGCGCATATGTCTTTGCGGTATCTTCGATATTGTACTTACCCTGAACATGCTGTGCATCTCCATGAGCTTTGGTAGCATAACCCTCTGCATGAGTCCATCTATCATACGCCTTTGTATGGTAGCCTTCTGCATGAGACCAGTGACCAGATGCTTCAGTGTATGCACCTTCGGCATGAGAGTAGCTGCCAGAAGCAACATTGTTCTCGTAATCGTTGAATATCTCACCAACGCCATCATAGATTAAACCAACAGAAGAACCTTCTGGGAAGTCTATATACTTAGAGTCAATCTTATGAACTTCTGCATCGTTGCGCTTAACCGTGATGGTTACAGAGCCAACACTGGTTGCATAAAGCATTATTGAACCAGAATATCCAATTAAGAACGGTTCGCCAGTATCATCTGCCATTCCAAAAATGCTACCGTTACCAATGGCGAGCAGACCGTCCATAACAGTACATGTAGTAGCATAGTCAGTTCCGTTCCATGTTACGACGTATTCAACGCCTTCTTCTAGGGTTAGAGAGAATGGATTCATGGCAGCGCCCAAACCATTGTAGTCCGATGTCGTGAACATAACGTTATCAACGACGGCTGTTAAAACTGGTTCACCAGTATAGAACGGACGATTCTCGATATAAGAATCTTCGTTGGGGTCGTTCTGGTTCCAGTCTGAATTGACATTTACCTGAGCGCCTTCTTCAATGCCATCTACCTTTGTTTGAAGCTTTGAAATGCTGCTTTCATTGGCATCAACCTCTGCTTGAAGAGCATCAATCAGAGTTTTGATTGCAACTCCTTGTGCTGCGCTTAGTGGCTTGTTCGTCACATTAGTTGTAAGGTTGTTGATAATGTCTGATACGCTAACCTTACTCGTAGTGATAGAATCGATAAGAGATTTATTAGACTTGATGTAAGTAACGATTTCAGCCATTTGGTCTAGGTCTTCATCGGTGCTATTCGCAAGTGTATTTAACCTTGTAGTCAAATCCTCAATTAAAAGTCTGATATCGTTGTGTGCAGAAGTGCTTGTGTTATGAGTAGACACAGCACTTGCAGCGGTGCCAGAAGCTTCTTTTCCTGCAATAGCAGAGTTAATAGTAGACACTTTGCCGTCAATTTCAGATTTAGAATATGCGCTAACATCAGAAGCTGAAAGCGTGATGTTAGAAGTAAGAGCCTTGCCATTGACCGTGCGAGAAGTCGGAACCTTCGCATCAATAGAAGACTGAAGCGCACTGTGCTGAGAAGTTGCAGCAGCGATGGTCTGATAAGTTTCAGTAATTACATTGCCAGAACCATCTTTTGTCGCCTTTGTTGCAGAATCAGCCGTATCCGCATGAGTCGCATTGGTTGCGCTGTCAGCAGTGGCTGCATGGTCTGCACTATCAGCAGTATTAGCATGATTTGCGTTTGTTGCATTAATAGCATTGGTTGCGTTAGTGGCATTTGTTGCAGAATCAGCAGTAGCAGCGTGATTAGCATTGGTTGCCGTATCTGCCTTAGTAGCAGTATCGGCAGAATCAGCATGTTCAGCTTCTTTGACTACGACAGTACCACTAGTGATACCAGAAATCTTTTCATCAACTTCAGTTTTCTTAGCAAACTTATCGAGAATATTTGCAACAACCCTGATAAGCCCATTAGAGTCCAAATATTTCTTTTCACTCATAAAATAACCTCCTTTTATTTTTTGCTATGCCAGAACAGAATTGAAAATCTCGTCAATTTCCACATCGGCCAAGATAGGCATTTCCTTTGAATCAACATAAGCTTTAAGTTCATCATGCTGGGAGGTGGCAGTTGCAACAGTCTGATAAAGAGACAGGTCGATGTTGTCAATCTTCTTGTCAATAGAAGATAAAACAGTATCAACTTCTACCTGAGTATAATATAAATCGTCATGTGTATGATTTGTATCAGCCTTATTATCAACAGCACTTAAACGTCTATCTTCTACATAATTGTCTGTTATCAATGCGATGGTAATATTTTTACTTGTAGCTAAATCAAAATCAGATTGACTTAGTAAGTTATACGTATATGGAGAAACAGATATTGTTATATTGTTTGTATTTGCAGCTGCTGAAACAATGTAAGAAATAGAATCATAATCTATTGGCGACCATGATATATTTAGATTGACTTTAAGATTTTTAATATACAATCTTCTTAAAGAGATGCAATATCCAAAAGCTTCTCTCCAGCTACCAGATTTTGCACCAAAGTTAGTCGTATTAATAGCATCAAAAGTACCTGCTGCCTCAATGTTTCTTGCGTCGAACATTAATCCACGACAGTCTTTTGGCAATACGATGTTAAAGTCGGGGTCATCGTGTCCGACGATACCAATTGTCCTAGCACCATAATAGCTAAATACTTGCGTTGCCCACGTTGCTTTCGCAAAGCTATTTCTATATGCTAAGTTTCCCCAGTTAGGGTCGCTATTTACTCCAAAAGCCAAATAGAAGGCTTTAAATGTATTATCTGGAATAGTTGAATAACACAATGGCAATTGTGAAGTGTGAGTCAATGTATAATTTGTTCTTTTAGCAACTTCGCTTACATAAGGATTGTCGCTCCAGAAGATACAATTTACGTATTGTGCGGCCTGCACACGATATGACCCTTGATTACCTTGACTCCATTTTGAATACATGGCTTCATCATTCATATCAAATAAGATATTTGAAAATTGTGCAACACCTTCCAGCCAAGGATAAAACGTTCCTAAAGCACTAGGGAATGCACTTAATGATAAAATAGAATTATCCGATGTTGGAACAATCTCAAACGAATCACCCTCTACAAGCCTAACTTCAACGTTTGAGTTCGCAGGATATATCTTAGGAATACCATTAGTAACAATTGTTACATCCTCAATACAATAAAACGCTAATACTGTATTTGAATTTAATGTTGTATATAAATTTTTAACATATTCTTCAGTTGCATAGCCATCTACGATATTAGACCAAGCTTCTTTCTCTTCTAGGGTTACATGAATTTCGCTGTTGTCGCTATGAGCTGCAAGCTTGGTTTCAGTTTCATCAAATTTGGATTTCAATACCTTGTTCTGAACAGGATTGGCAGAAGTGCCAGAGAGAGCGGAGTCCACCGTATAATCAGCAATATCCTCAAGTTTATGTTGGTGGTTCAATGTGGCGAATCCAGCTTTTAATTGGGCTATAAGTCTAATCAAAGCTTCAGTTCCTACATATTTCTTTTCAGCCATTTATGCACCTCCTTTTCATTGTTTTCAAATGTTTCCATTTTTAAAATGTTTTCTTATGTTTCTATAAAACAGAGACATTTGAAAACAATGTCTCTATAAAATAGGGGAGATGCAATTAAGCATCTCCCCATTAAAAGAAATATTCTATTGCTTAAAAATTAAGCAAACAAAGAGTCTACCTCGGCAGTGGTGATAGCCTTGAACTCACCAATCTTCTCATCGGTGTAAGCCTTTGCGTTGCCCTCAGCAGCATCCCAAGCGGAAACCTTAGCAGCAGTGATACCAGCAAGAACCTCAGCGTTCTCATGGACATGAGCCTTGGTGTAAGCCTCGTTCCACTGACCGATGAGAGCAGCAGTGATGCCGTCAAGGTCGGTCTTATTGGAGTGAGTGTGGGTGTCAGCCTGAAGAGCGTCAATCTCACCCTCAGCAGTGGTTACGCGACCAGCAAGAGCGTCGTGGTCGCCCTGAGCAACCTTACCAGCAACAACGGTCTCAAGAGCATCAACTTCGCCCTGAGCAACGCCAGCCTTGCGGTCAGCTTCCTGAGCAGCAGCAAGAGCAGCAGCAGCAGAAGCCTCAGCAGCAGCATCGCCTTCACCACGAAGCTTAGCCTCGGCAGCGACAGCAGCAGCAATCTGCTCAGCTACAGAACCCTCGCCTTCGCCAAGCTCAGCCTCGACAGCCTTCAGGCGAGCATCGATAGCCTCGTCAGCAGCCTTGTATGCGGTCTCTACACCAGAGATAGCGGTACCACGGTCGGCAACTTCCTTCTCAATAGCAGTCTTGTTAGCAGCGATGTCAAGAACCATCTGGTCAGCAGCAGCACCCTCGCCATCAAGGTAGACCTGAATCTCCTTCAGAGTGTCAAGAGCCTCGTCAAGCTGCTCACCCTCAGCGAGCTTGAAGAATGCCTCAACTTCAACAAGGCGAGCATCCATAGCCTCGTCAGCAGCAATACGAGCATCTTCCTCAGCGCCAATAGCCTCTGCGTTAGCGGAAACTAGACCACGAAGCTCGGTGTCATCATAAGCATTAGCCTGAATCTGCTCGATGATGCCCATAACGGTCTTGCCCTCGGCAACTTCGCCAACCTTGCCAGCGAGAGCATCAACTGCGTTCTGAGCAGCAACAGCCTTACCATCTGCAACACCAGCAGCAGCAACAGCAGCGTCAGCGGTACCCTGAGCAGCGACAGCTTTGCCGTCAGCAACGCCAGCAGCAGTAACACCCTCTTCGGCCTTAGCCTGAGCAGCAGCAGCAGCATCATTAGCCTTTGCTACCTCGGTGTCAGTGTAGCTCTTGGCAGCAGCCTGTGCGGAAGCAGCGGAGCCAGCAGCGTCGTAGTTAGAAGCTAGACCATCAGCATGAGCCTTAGCAGCATCAAGGGCAGCTTTGTCATCAGCAGCAATCTTTGCCTTAATCTTGGAATCGTACTCAACAAGTGCAGACCAATCCATATACTTCTTTTCAGCCATAATAAATTCCTCCTAAAAATAAATAAACGTTTATCTATATCAACACACTAGAATAATGTGTTAATATCATCAATTGTGACGGTATCAATCTCGTCGTTTTCATTTGCGTCTGCGACTACAACATATGTGTTCGTTTCTTCGTCCCAGACAGATATTTCTTTTTCCGCTTTATTCACATAAAGCGTTCCTGTTTTTGCTTGTCCCAACTCTGGCAGTTCTACGCCAATAAATACCATGTCCTCTGGCGGAGTGGTAATTTGAACCCATTCATTGTCATAAAACCACAGAACAGCAGTTTCAATAACAAAGTAGTATCCATTGGCAGGAGTAGAAAGAGACGATCTTTCTAATTCCGTATCCAACTCCGTAATCTGATTGTAAAAGACTCGCTTATCCTTAAAGTCAAACGCAATACGTCCTTTATCGCGAACGAAAATCATCTGACCGTTCTTGATAACAAGGTCTTTAACTCTATCGGAGGTAGTTGCGACAATGTTAAAAGCAGCTTGAGCCATATTGTCTCACCTCCATCATCGAGACTAACTAAAACTCAACTACGGGAATCTCTACGATTTCCTCGATTTTAGCATCAACCTTCTCTTCTATTGTCTGCATTATATCTGCCACATAATAAGGCTCGACATTCAGATGACAATCCTCATTAGTCAGATTAATGCGGATATAATCAGAAGCAATAACCACACCATCGGCATCATACCACTCTACTGCGTAATGTTTATGCGCATATTCATTAGCAGTGGATTCAGCACCAAAGTACGTCCAAGTATCAGAAGCCTCATTATATTCAGCAACTGATAGCCAGCACACACTGTACTTGCGACCGTATTTGTCGATACCAGCGGAACTGTTGTTTTCGAAATACCACATAGTCTGGTCTTCGATAACTGGTTTAACGTCTTCCTTGAAGCTAACAGCACCTTCGGGAGCGTAAGCCCTAAAGGTGATGTAATAGCGATTCGGAAGTCCGTTTGCACCAACATTCTGTTTGACAAACTGAGTACCAGCTGGAACCATTACGCGAATTTCCTTCTCGCGATAGTCTACGAGCGTACCCTTTGGCGTGTCGGTAATTTCGTACTTCCTAGACAGATATTTCGCATCTACTTCATCGGCATCGACTTTTTCGCCCATCGCTTCAACCAGCTCTTCAAGAGAAGAAGTCTTCTCTTCAAGAGCAACAAGACGTTCTTTGACATCGGTTAAATCCGTGCTTTCTGAAATGACAATGAACTTTTCGCCATTCCAAACATAGACAATTTCTCCGACGATATAAATTACGCCAGTCTTGCCAGTTTCAGGCAGCTCGTCAACAATAAGAACGTCATCTTCTGGAATACTGACGATTTGTGGTACGCCATTTTTATCAACCCAACCGACACGAGCTACGCCATCGTCAATTAGACATAGCATATCAAACGCATCAACTCTGCCAGAATCAATAGCGTCTTGAAGTCCCGCCAATGAACCAAATGCAAATTTTGCCTTATCAGCCATACTCTCATCCTCCTTTACAATTTTCCGATGTTTTTACAACAATATAAAAAGAGCCAGAATTAATCTGGCTCTAATTACCAAATATTAACAAGCACTTAAAATGCTCATTTTAATATGCTCAACTTATCATCTTCTACAACACCGAAACCATTGCAAAGCTTGATAACAGCATCTTTGTCAATTTCTTGACGAGAATATAAACGCTTCATTGAATCAACAAGAAGGGAGGAGTCGCCCACTATAAGCAAGCGGACGAACTCATCCATTACATCTTCTTTAGTTCCAAGCTCCAAAGCTTTTAAACGCCTATATTCATACTCGTCAATCTTATTAAGAACAACAGTTTCATATCCGTCAACGGGGATATCATACCAACCTTCAACATGCCAGATATAATTGCCATCAGATGATATCGTTGCCTGAGCGCCATCTTCTCCGCACAGTACCATACGGTTGTGCTTTTCCTGATATTTCAGACGTACAAGATTGTCAAGCACATCAATGACTTTGCCATTATAGACAACTTTATAGAACATACTTCACAACCTCCTTACAATGATATCTCTATTAAAACGCCAAGTTCTGTATTAGCCGCAGTGAACGAATATATACCACCAGCATTAGAAGAAGCGCTGCCATCACTGTCAACATACAATGGATAGCGTGTATATCTGATGTCTGGAGTACGTAGCCAATAGTCTCCAGCTTCACCATTTTCATATGAACGAATTCTTGCAGAATTTGAAATCATATAGTTAATAGTTGGGTTATTGTTATATAACTCGTTCTTGTACTGGGTTTGATAACTATCAACATCATATGCAGATGGTATGTTAACAAAGCAACCAGATTCAGATGTTGCATTGGTTGTGTTTCCAACATGAGAAGATACGGACACCTTCTTCATAATTGTCTTTATCTGACTAGGTATCGCATCATAGAATCTTGTATTCAAGAAATTGTTCAATACAGACGATGCCCAACCGCCAGCAACAGAATCGCTGTTGTTGTACTTCTTCTTGCAACCAAGCAGATTCTTTGCCAAGAGACTCATGGTGCTTTCCTTTGTAAAGTCATCATAAAGCGCATAACGATAGAAACCGCTTACTTCAAGAGCAATATTCTCATGAGTCCAACTTACAAGTTTCTTGCAGGCTTCTACGCCCAGATCCATATACCAAATCTTACACCAATTGATATCTCCAACGCAGTAATTCGAGAATCTTCCAGCATCGTTCTTTGCAGCGCCGAAAACCAGCGTTGCGACATCTGATTGCGTTGTGGTAGATTTGTCTATTGTATATTCCGCTGTTGCGTTTGAAGATATGTTCGAAGTATATGCATAAAGCTTATTATCCCCAGCGACATGTCTTATAACCAACATCTCTCTATTTCCGTAAGATGATGGAGTTATAGCAGAATCTCCCCATGATAAGGACGGGTTTGAATCACAAGACAGTTTAAAGCCATTAGACCCACTGTTTTGGAAGCACTGCATTAACACTGTGCCAGATTGATTTCCAGAAGCAATTTCATAATCAATTGCGAGCACGAAATCTCTATCTTCGTCAAACAATTTGATTCCAGTATCAAGATAGTTTGCACCATTGAAAACAGTCTTCTCAGATATTACTTCATTAGATTCAATATCATCGAAATCAATATCATATCCCATCGTAAATGAGAAATCATCGCCAGTCTGAATATTTGTTCCGCTTATAGTATTGCCGTTACAAGACAGAACTCCCATGTCAACAAGTCTCATCAAGGCGTAAACTTCAACTGGTTTCATATCGATAAGTTCTTTATCTTCGAAATAACCATCGACATACTGGCAGTCATCGAATACGGCAGTAACAGTCTTATCGCCATCAACAATCCCGCTCTTATCCCATCTGTCGAAAAGATAGAAGTGAGTTGCGTCAAGAGTTTCACCCTTAGTATAAACAGGAGTTTCACCACTGTAAATAACATTAGAACCATATGGCGCTGTTGTTTCTTGTTTAACGTCAATCCTGTTATCCATATTCACAACATACTTAACAGTATATTCTCTAGTTGATTCGGTATAAATCGCCCTAACAGTTCTAGGAGCGCCTATTCTTGTAGTAGATAAATCAATATCCCATCCAGCATAAGCGTACTCAGTGCTAACAGAGCTTTCCTTTGTTGGAACTGGAATAGGATTATCTTCTCTGGTTACAGGGTCTACGGCAAACATATTGTTGTCCACATACTGCACTTCAAGCACGGTTCCATCATCATTTACGAACGTTACTTCGTGCTGTTCTGTCACTTGTCCAGCTTCTATCGTTAAATCAGACCATACCTCATTGTAAGCATTTAATTTACTTTCTTTAATTACTGGGACGTAAACATATCCAGAAACAACTGATTGATCTGTGTTTCCGCCAGTATTAGTAACACCAGCTAAATTATACAGACGTTCAAGAATCTCTGTATTTTCAAGCGTCCAATTAATTCCAGTTAACCTTACCTGATACAAATTAGGACTGCTATCGATAATACCAATTAAATTAAGCAATGAGTTCTCTGCAACTAACTTTGTCAAAGTATTATAGGAAGTTGCCTCAAACCCCTCATCTGTTAGATAGCTCAGATTCTTCATCTGCAAACTACCAATGGAGGGAATCTCTGCAATCTCGATATTTCCGCCGTCTGCAAAGATAACGCCGCTCACATTGGAGCCGAATGCGTAAAGCTCTTCAAGGTTCTTAAGGCCAGACAAGTCCAGTGAAGATGTAAGACCAGACATGTTCTGAATATCAAGCTTGTTAATCAATTCATTTGCACCCAATCCAAGCGTCATAGCGTTGGTATTGTTATAACCTTCAACATTGCTGCCAAGAATAAGCTCTCTTATCTTAGTGGCATTGCTAAAGTCACCGTTAATTAGATAAGCGGCAGACAAATCGCCAATTGACTTAAGACAAGATGCGCTGTAAATCTCGATAATGTCCGCAAGTTCTGCATTATATTCGATATTATATTCCACATTGGGAACCGCACGAATCTTAACTGGCGGTGCGGTATTGTACTTGACGTTCAGGTAAACATGAGAATACGGAGTCAAGCTAATATCAAAGTTTGCGGGAACAGCAAGCGTTGTGTTGGGTACAGAACAGCGAAGAACAATGTCATCGGCAGATGCGACAGTGCCGCCGAATTTAGATGACATGTACTTTTCCTGATTCTTTTCGAATTGAGCGCGTTGCGTCTTTTTACGACCGTTAGCTCTTTCCTTTAAGAACTCAGGTTTAGCAGCGCCATTGATAAATGACTTAGTATAAGTACGGATGTACTTTCTTTCTGTATCGATACGCCAAACTTCTTCTGGGAACTGAGCTTGCCATTCGTTGAACTGGTTAATCAAACCAGTTGCACTCCAAGCACCTCTTGACTCAAGAGAGGTATAAAGTTCGCACAGTTCTGCGTCGAACAGTTTGCGAAGCCTTAAGAAGAACACGTGCTGAGGACAATTCCAAACCCAGTCAGAAGTTCCGTCAACATAGTCAATTTCCTCATAACCATATCGATAAGTCATACGACCATAGTTGTCGATACCCAAGCTTGTGTCGTTGTCATAATCGAAGCACAAATCCCATTTGCGAATCTGATTGCCTTCTGCATCGCGGTCATTTGATTTACCATAATGCCAGAAAGAGTTTTTAGCGTGATTGTCCGTCATAGTATAACGAAGAGTAAAGAGGTAATAATACATGACAGAATCAAGCACAACATAATCTCCGAGCTGAGCTTTGAACTCTTCGTCAGTAGAAGTAACAACGAACCTGTAGAACTCGCGCCACTTATCAATAACTGCCTGTCGATATTGCTCGTTTTCTTCATCTGTTCCATCTTCGTAAATATACCTCATACCATATGTGTCATCGAGACCATTAGGCTTAATGAACTCGCCAGTCTCAGGGTCTTTGCCACCAGTCTCATCGAACAGGTCTGCATACAGACTGTCGTAAGCACTGTTACCAGCAGTCCATTCAGATGGATCAATCGGATATATTGGAGCGCCATTCTCGTCAACCTTTCCAGTAGGCATACTTGAGTTAGGCAGCGTATTATCCATAACCTCGATAATGCACTCATAAGGGTCATCTGGGTCTGTTAAACGAGTATCGTCGGTCTTCTTAGAGTCACCGATATTACCAAGAGCATAATAATGCCATTCATTATCTGCAAACTCTACGTGAGTTGATAAATCAGTATCGCTTTCCTTGATGAAGATAACGCAGTTTTGGAACTCCATAGTGTCCTTGATATAAGGAATAATAGACTCATCTTCGCGAACGAATGGACGCTTATATGGATTATACTGATTATATCTCTTAGCCAACAAAGCATTGTTTGCATTCTCAGAAGAAGCGATATTTACCTTCACGTTGAAGTAATTTACTGGAATGGATTCTCTTGTTAGAGAAACCTTGTTCGTCTGAGAACCATCGCCAAGAACAATATAAGGAGCGTTTCCGTAATCCTTATAAGGTTTGATGATGATATCTAGGTTTCTACCAGCTGCACCATAGTTATTCGAAGACGTACCTTGACCAGAGTGTACGACATCATAGGCAACCCAGTTATCGTAAATTGGATCGCCGTTCTTATAGATGCACTCTACAATAGAGGGTATATTCGCATCGTATACCTTATCATCTTTGTCCGCCGTGAAGTGTGGAACCTCAATCTTAATAATCCTCAAATCAGGACACATCTCAGCCAGATAATCTGGATCTAGAATGCCTTCTTTGTAAATCTGGTTACGATCATAACGAGCAATCATTTCCTCTGCGCTACGAGCATCGGCAATGAAATTATTCAAAATATCTCTATCGGATAGAGATGTATTGTAGACTTTGAATCTATAGATATACAAATCACAATCAGCAGAACCAAGAGATATAATTTCTCTATGTCCAATTTGCTGCTGGAAGTCATGCGTATCATCGTAAACTAATGGTCTGGTTGAAACGCCGTCTTCATATCCCATAACCATAGAAGGAATTTCATTGGAGGCGCTGATATTGAACTCAAACTCAATAACCTCTTCTTCGGCATAGGGGAGAGGGAGGTTTTCAGTTTTGGCATAAATCCTAGCTTCTTGAGGTCTCATTTCAATGCCTATCTTACCAGTGCCAGTTGGGTCACTAGCGCAAGATAAGAACATCGTATCTGCATTGGCAACGTTTTTAGTTTTGAATATAAGCTTAAACTGCTTGCCATTTGCCTTCGCATCATCTCCGAACAGCTCATAATTGATTTCGGCAGAAGTGCCAGCCTTAATACAGAAGCATTGATCTCCGTTTTCATCAATCTGATATCCGCCATTTGTCCAGTCGAAATTGTCAGATACAGACATGGCGATGTCTCCATTAGACCAAATACGATTTTCATCATCATTAGAGTAACCAACGGGATTGAAGTCAAATACCAAACCAGCAGTAATAGGGGAGACGTTGATGCCAAGTTCTACAATTGTGGCAATCAAGGTCTTAACGGTCTCACCGCAGGTAATGGTAAGGGTATGTTCGCCAATAACATCAGCCTTAAACTGCCACGTAGCAGTATTGGAAGACATCGTAATATTGGAATTATATTCTTCAACTGTTTCGCCGTCTTCGTTTACATATGTAGACCTAAGTTCAACACTTGGGGTCTCAGTTGATGGGTCATAAACAGTATAGGTAATGTTGGTTGCCTCATATTGACGAGCGGTAAATGTCTGGTATACTGTGCTAATTACAGGAATATCAGAATTTTCGTCATACCAAATAACATCTTTTATAATATGATTAGATTCAATGGATTTCCCATTGATTTCAGCAGTCATGTAAATCTCGAACAAATGAGTGCCATGTTCTTGAGCTGGAATAGTATATGAATCTGATAAACCAGCAGCGGCAGTAGAACTTGTTTTAGTTGCAATTTCCTCACCATCAAGCAGGAAATGAACGGTTTTATCAACGCCGCCATATGGAGTGAATGTAAAGTTAACTGATTGCCCAGCAACATTCACTTTTGCATCATCGAAATTGGATTCTAGCCTTACATCGACAACCTTAACAGTCCATGCCTTAGTAGCAACAGCACCAGTGGCATGTGTAATTGTAAGCAGAACCTTGTTATCGCCAACGCTTACATATTCAGTTAAATCAAATTCGCATATGCCAGTTGAAACATCTTCGGTTGCAACAACACGATTGCCAACTTTCCAAGATGCAACGCCGTCAAGGTTTGTATCGCCAGCAGAGTCCTCTCCAGAGAAGTCATACTTAACAATTACAGGCTCATTGACTGTGGAAACAAGAGGGGTGTTATATCCATCTACATAGGCAATGCGCAACACTACGCTGCCGCCACCACCGCCACCACCAGCAATTTGGAATCTGTCTTGAACTTCTCTGACTCCATTTTCCGTCTTCCAAAGGGTAAACATGTATTCTGCTGTACTGCCATCGTCTAGTTCAATATCTCCATATGTTGCATCGTATGTAATACGAGGAGACTTATCGATTCCAGCAAGCTCCTGATTAATAGTTGCAACGGCAGTGTTAAGAGAGGTAATGCTAGAAGTATTAGTAGAAACAGAAGAAGAGAGCGCTCCAACCTTATTATCGACATATGTTTCTGTTGCATATCCAGTAATATCAACCTTGACATTACCAAGGGCAGTGTCAACTTCTGATTTAGAATATGTTTCTGATTTAGTATAGTAATCATTTAGCTTGCTAGAAATATCTGCATCGGCAATAGCTTCAGCAACATATTCTTTATTCGCATACCCATCAAGCTGCTCAGATACATCAACAGAATCAACCTTGTAATCAATATAATCAATCACATTTACAACTTCAATAAGATTGCCATCCTCATCTGCTTCTGGAATAGTTCCAACATATTCAACAGTTGCATACTTTTCCAAATCGGCATTGGCAATTGCATCATCAACATAAGATTCCGTAGCATAATCAGCATCGTTTTCCAGTTCGCTTACGTTAACTGGCAGGTCTGTTAGCTTGGCATAATCAACCAAAGTGCTTTCAACATCTTCGCTCTTTGCATATTCACCCATGCCTTCAGCAACTTTTTTAGTTACAATAGTGTCAATTTCACCTTCGAGAACTTTGACTGCATCATCGATAGCCGCGTCAACCTTGGTAAGAGCTGCGCTTGCATCACTTGCGGCAGTTGCAGCTTGCGAAGCATAAAGCAGTGCATTGTTTGATGCTGTCTGTGCCGAGCTTAAAATCTTATTTGCTTCGTTAAAGAAGTCTGTTTGCCAACCTTCATCTGGTTCAATAATCTCATCATACTCCAACGCCTGAAGCACATCGATTTCACCAGAACGACTCTTCCAAACATATGAGGATGACATGCCAGAATCCGAAGTGATATACCCTCTTGCCTGAATTTCGAATTTAACCTTGCCAGCATATCTGGTAACGCCGCTGTCAACAAGCCAAGCAAAATAGACATATGCATCATCGTAAGATACATTTACTGGAGCGGCAGCAGAACCAGAACCAATTTCATTCACCCAATATACAGATAGCGTTGCATCTTTTAAATCATATCCATCATAATACCTCGGCATTTTAAATGGTATGTACTGTGAATTAGATTCTTGCGTCAAGTTGATTTGACCATCTGAAAGTTTTACGTTTTTATTCTCATCAATTGTAGAAACTCTATTATCAACTAAGTTAGAATAAGATTCATATTTGGTGTCATATTCTACACCGCTATAAGCCGCAATCATATCACCTTCATCGGCTGTTGCAATGCCATAATTCAGCGTCATAACAGAGGTATTATCTGCTACGGCAGGCATAGCAGCAACCGCAGCAGCGGCTTTGCTTTCTGCTTTTGCGGCTTTAAGAGAATCTTCGAAAGATAAAGCCATAGGTTTACCTCCTTACATTTATCAATCTATTAATATTAAAACTGTACAACGTTGTCTTCGTTTTCTTCAGAATCCTCTGATTCAACATAAGAGAACTCAACAACGTTATCTTCGCAATTACAATCATCACAGTTGCAACCGTTATTATGGTTTGGCTTGTCAGTAGAACCAGATCCAGAATTGGAATCAGATTCAAAATCAATTACTGGAATGCCATCATCTATCATATCTCTTACAGATATAGCATCGCCAACGGTCTTATCGCCAGCCATAAGCTGAAGCGTTTCAAGTTTCTCATCGTACTTGAGATTGTCCACATGATTGCCAACGCCAACCTGAGAATAGTAGCCAAGCTCGTTAATCTGAGCCTGAGTCTTAATAATTCTTTGGTCAATTGCTGAAAGAGCGCTGTCTGGGATAATATCGCTCCATGCTGCAATAGGAGTAATATGAAGCTTTCCAGCCTTTGTTTTACGAACTTTTTGAACGCCGTTCCCATCTGCGTCTAGACCAACATAGATAAATGTAAGTTGTAACTGAATATCTCCAGCTTCAGAACTTAGATTTGTGTCAAATGGAACTCTGTATAGCAAATATTCCTCGTATCCTTCTACGTCCTGAACAAGCTCAAGAGTATGATACTCTTTGGATACAGGCAGAATATATTCCAAAATAACATTGAACAACTTCATATCATTTTCAGAAGTCTTATATTCGGGTGCAACTAAGAAATTTATCTCATCTACAAGCTTTGATCTTTGCATAATCACTTCGCGTCGTGAAGCGAATAAAGAATTGTCTTCTTCTAAAAGAAATGTATATGCCATAATTATTTTCACCTCGCTTCATTTATTATGTTAAATATAATATATTTATTGCTCGAATCCATGCCAACGAACATCTTCTATAAAAGAGTGGTTAATCAATCTATGTTGATACGCTTCTTCAATGATTTTATAGGCGACATCAATTTCTCCATTTGTCAAACCGCGCTCTTTAATAATACGTTCATATTCTTCATGAATTTTAAAAATACGGTTGAATTGCTCTCTTGTTGCTGGGAACTTATAATCCGCAACCTTTTCAGCAAAACTAATAATGGTTTCGCGCTTATTGTCAACGCGCAAATCTGTTATATCTTCGCTGTTCTTATCTAGCTTTCTATTAATTTCCCTGACTATTTCTTCATGGTCATCAAGTCTAGTATTAACAGCGTCAATCCATTTATTACGCATAGCAATATTATCAGTGCTATAATGCTGGTCAACATCACTAAGCAGTTTTTGAACGTCGCTCATCATTTCTGGCATCCTAGCAAGAGTTTCGCGCTCTTGTTTTTTGCGAGCAAAGTATTTTCTAAATTTAACGAACTCAGGGACAACTTTTCCACTAAGTTCTAAAATCTCTCCAATAAGATTTGATATCGCAAAGAAAACTACTATGGCAATAACCAATCCTACTGGGATATTTGTATATTGGTTTATGTATTCCAAATATCCTAGCACATATAACACGCTCCTTGAATAAAGGCATCCACGTGTATATGGTGCCTTTCTATAACCTAAAAACAACAACAATAATAGTATGGGAGGGGAGAGGTAGGGGGGAGGGTTAATCTCCCCCCACCACTTGAAAATCTAATTCTATTGTGTGCAACAATAGTCATTAGCATATAACCCTTTTAGTTAAGCGAACAGCTTAGCAACAGTATTTTTACCACAAATGCCATCGGCAGAAAGACCGTTCTTCTGCTGATAACGCTTGATAGCAGCAACAGTCTTTGCTCCACAATCGCCGTCAGCACCAGCTGAACCAATAGAATAGCCACGGCAGATGAGCATCATCTGAACGAGGCGTACAAGGTCACCCTTAGAACCCTTCTTGACGCAACGAGAACCCCAAGCAGCCTTAGAGTTCTTGCCGAAGATACCATCAGCAGAAGTACCAATAAGCTTCTGAACCTGCTTAACGATAGCAGCCTTGGTAAGCTTGCCAAAGTCACCGTCAACAGCGAGGCCGCTGTTGTACTTCTTGTTCATGTAAGTCTGAACCTCACGAACATCATCTGGCGTATCATCATAAGAGGGAGCCTTGTTGGAGGCAGCAGGCTTCACAACAGACTGAACCTTATTTGCAACAGTAGCGGAAACACTGGGCTTAGATACGTTAGTACCATCGATACCATTTGCAATTGCTAGTGCAACACCATCAGCGCCAAGCTTCCAATAAGCTTCAGCGTCGGCCTTGGTGTCAACGAAGCAAACTTCAACTAACATAGCTGGCATCTTAGTTGCCTTGATAACAGTAACGTTGTCACGATTCTTACGACCACGATCACGAAGACCAAGAGCCTTTGCAAGAGTAGCAGAGGTACGAGCCGCAATAGTCTTTGCACCGCTAGCAGAAGTAGTAAGAACTTCAGTGCCAGTGCCACCACCAGCATTTAAATGAATCGATACGAAGAAATCAGCGCCAGCTGCATTTGCGCGATTGGCACGACCAGTCAGCCACTCACCAGCATGGTCAGCAGGGGTAACATCGATAACCTTATGACCACGAGCCTTAAGCTCCTTGATTAGAGCTGCGCCAATCTTACGATCCTCAACCAGCTCATTTAGATAACCATTTGCACCTGTACTTTTGGGACAATGCCCCATGTCAACTGCGATCAGCATAGATATCATCTCCTTAATTTGTTAATTCTTGGAAAGAGCTTCGACTACATCCTTGGAAGTAGTAGAAGCCGTAATGTTGGTAAGCTTGCTGCTTGCGCTTGCAGCATCAACATACGCTTCGGCAGCAACATAGATTGCAACTGACAGCATAGAACAAACCATACCAACGGTAGTAAGAGTGTCATTGCCAGTGGTTATACCAGTAATAGAACCACCAATGCTGCCAAGAAAAGCAGCGATTGAAAGCCATAGCTTTCTCGAAGATAATTTGGTCATTAGCGTCTGCATTACGCATCAACCTCCTCATATTGCTTTCCATAATTCTTTTCGTTAATCTCTTGCGCCATATCTTCAAACTCAGAGTCGCTGTAAACTCCAATCTGTTCTAGCATTTGATTATTCTTTTTTCTTCCAATGTTAACGCCTTCCTTTGCCATCTTAAGTCTGGCGAGGGAGACAGTTTCAGCAATGAACAACGCAGCAGTTGCGAACGTAACCTCAGATGGGAACCATTCGCCAACAATTGTATAAACGCCAACCATCGCAATTAGATATAACACCCATGTAACATACATGAATGTAATGATAACTGTTGAACCTTTAGGTTTAGCCATATCAATCACTTCCTATGTAAGACCCAGTAAATTTTTCAAGCTTTCTATGGTTATTGTAGTCACGCTACCATCATTATCAATATATAACAGTTTACCCGCATTATTGATGCTACCAGTCAAATCGGTATACCTCCCACTAGTAGCAACCGTAGCAAGAGATGGTTTATCTGATAGCTCATCGTAACTACCAGAAAATAAAGTTGGTTTATTGGTCAAATCATTATAGTTTCCAGAGAACAAATTTGGCTTGTTGTTAAGCTCATTATAATTACCAGAAGTCGCAACAGAATGAAAGTCTGGTTTATCGTCCAATTGATTATAACTGCCAGAGGTTGCAATTGGATGCAGGTTCGTGATAACACCAGAGTCAATTTCTACACCCGTACCTAATTCCAAACTTCGAGCCATAATGTTGCCGTTAATAGTAAGACCCTTTTCATTAACTTCGAAAACTTCTTCGCCGCTATACACGATGTTCATGATTTCACTTGTACTCGGATCAATCCTGACGTAATTATCTTCGCCATGTTCCACTCTAAAGCCGTTTTCATTGAACATCATTGTACCAATATTACTGCCACTTCCGCTAGTGATACTTAAACCACCGCCATCAAACTTCATGTTTCCAGATTCATTTTGAATGCTCAAGTTTTCACCGAGAATAAACTTGCCGATAATGGTCTCGCCGTTTACACCGTAAGCCATCCTCATTTCACCAGTCTCAGGATCGACATAATAATACTTGCCAACAGCAGTCTTAGTGGTCTTCCAATTATCCGTGGTAATAGCCATAGTTGAGTTGATAATCTTCATCTGCTCTGGCGAGTAATCTCCAGTTGCGTCATCGTACTCTCTGAACAACATTCCGTGATTATCCCAAGTCTGACATTGACCATCGGCACCGCCAACAATCTTCACGTTGGTAGCATCGAGTCCAGAATCAAACCAGCTAGACACAACAGCATTACTTTCCTCGCCCTGCTTCGCTTGTCTTTGAACAGCGGGGTAGGAGGTAGCAATAGAAGAAGCTTGTGCCAATACATCCTTTACGCTTTTGATACTACTATTAGACCTGACAACATCTGAGAACTCAACTGAAATGCTATCTAAGCTGTCATAGTCTATGGTGTAACTGATAAGTCTTAGCTTATAAACTCTATCATCAACCATAACCCTCAACCAGTTACCAACCCTAAAGTTATTAACCAATGGTTTAAACTTCTCGATTACTAACAGATTTTTAAGGCTTGCTGAAATAGAACACTGAAGCTCAGCTGACTTATAGATTTCCTTCTTTGCCGTTTCGATAAACTCATTTGCAAGAGTGATAATTTCCGCATTATTCTTACCTTCTGATATGTAATTGTCATTAGAGTATTTATCTTCTCGTCTAAACGAACAGAACTCAAGCCATAATTTTTCTCCAAGGAATTTCTCAAAATCAAGTTCTCCCTGAATTTCAGCCTTGATTTTCTCGATAACAGTCTGCAATCCATCTTCGACCACATTTCCATCTGCATCGTATACTCCAGAAATTATAGACATCTCATTGCTTCTAATATTCATTTCTTCTTGAATGGCGCTTAGCTTTTTAGCATAATCAGCATACAACATAGTATACAAATCTAAAGTGTAATCTATATCACTACTGCCGCAGTTTTCACACGTGTTTACAGAGTCTCCTATATAATCACACTCTGGACAATTCAATATGAACTCTTTATCATATCCGCAATTTGGACATGCGCTTACTATTTTCGTACTAAGCTCTTCATTTTCACTACAATGGATGCATATTCTTTTATCGCCCCATGTTTCCCTGTTAGACACACCCTGTTCAACAAGCAACTCAATACAAGACTGACAAGCATCATGAAAAGATTCCAATCTTTTAAGACTGTATTCCTTTAGCGCATACTGAAAGCTTTCTTCCGTTTTTGCGCCAATCATAAAATTGTTTCCATCTGAATCCTTGAACAAATCGCCATTGGACGTAACGAAGTTAGCTGCCAGTTCTTTTTCAAACAAACTAGAAACGCTTAAATCTTCTGTGTCATCAGCAGAAAGACTTTTATCAAGCTTGTTCTTTACAAATGTTTCATAATCATCGTTGACAATAATTTGTATACTATCAGTAGTGCCAGTTATTTCATCATCTGAATATGCAGTTAAAGTTATCTTGCCAGTCCAAACTCTTTCTGATGAGCCTTCGACATAATCCGACAATGTTGACCCGTCTTCAATTTTTACTTTATATCTAGAATCAACAATGGTTTTTGCCATTGACAGCACAATATTGTCAGCAGTTGATACCGAAGTCGCTTTTAATGGATTGCTTGAAGTAGATGTAACGTTTACTGCAACGGGTGAGAGATTGTCTGTTGTAAGCTTATTAATCTCTTCTTCTACGATTGGTCTAGCCGTGTTAACAGTTGGCATCAATCCACTTTCTAAATACAGATACATATCAAACATATTGTAATAGGCATCTATTAAAGCTGGAAATCCTTTGACTGGATTCTCTATTTTTTCGAACTTGTCATCATCATCAATCTTCATGAAGTTGTTGTATTTATCAACAAGATCGTTATATTTTTTAACAAGAGCTTCGTCTAGCTGTATGAAATCAGACTGATAATCTTTATATAAAATATCATACGCCTCAATAGCCGAAACAAGTTTATCAGACATATCCGCCTTCATTTCATTGCTCAGATACCATATATAATCGCTGCCATTTGGATTGCAATTCCTAATGGTTGCAGTCATGAGATCGTCGCCAGCTTCAAGTTTGAAGCAGTTCTTCATTGCATCTGTGTCTGTTGTAAGCTGAATATCATCCGCTATTTCATCGGCAGTAACGAAGATGGTTGTATCTTCGCCATAGCCATCGTCTATGCTATATATGATTTCGTTTCCGTCTTTGTCCTTGCCAATGCCTTTGCATTCAGGACACACATCAGAGAACTCTCCACGATAACCGCAATCAGGATTTAGACATCTAGATTCCAAGTCATACACAGAAATGGTTCTCTGAATACCTCCGTTCTCGTCAGAGCATGAATCAAATACAAATAAACAATTAAGCTCCTCTGCAATCTCTTGACACGCATCGTATATAGAAATTCCATCAAACGTAAACTCTCTTTGCATATATCGAAGATTTGTATCAACATGCCCAACAGAATAATGAGGAGCTTTATCCTTTAAAATACGATGTAGGAGAGATGCTTCTTCGTAGCCTTCAAATGGAAGCTTCATATCTTCCTTTTTAACCTCATTATAAAACTTAACATCGCTTTCAGTTATTCCTTCTCCGAGAACTCCATTTTCTCTGTATAGAACAGTAGGAATAACATAATCATCTCTTTCAATATCTGCTTCGGTGTTGATTTCAATATTGTAAAGCATAATTTGAGACAACTCTGCTTGTCCTAGCCTAGTGCAGAACACTGTTTTTACAGTTTCATTCGACTCGTCAATTTCGACAGTACATTCAAACCAACAATTCCATTCAACACAATATACAAGCTTGAAGTTAGTAATCAAATCCCATAGGCTATCTTTTTCTCCATCAATCTCCTTATGAACATTGAATGTTATTTCAGAAGCATCACTCATGTTATCAGATACTTCAATAGCCTTCGCATTTATCTTACCAAGCTTGTCTCCATTCTTCTTTGCCAGTATTAAAGTGGGTTCTTCTGGATTATAAGTAACATCGAAATTAATCTTTATAGCATTTGATACTTTATTCATAATACATCACCGCTAAACCCCAACTTTTACAATAGGGGAATAAGTTAATTCAATAGAGCAGGGGAGGGTGGTTTCAATTTCGTTTAACCTACTCTTAAAAGTCGATGCCAGCCTGAAGAACACCCAATTAAAATCGTTTTGAATTTTTGTTTTTCGCTCATCACCAAGGGAAGATGATATCATCGGATAGTCTATTGTGATGACTTCATTTGCAACACAATTATTTATCGTCATTTTTCTATCTTCCATATGATTTATAATTGTAAGATTACCATCTTCCTTGACTGTTATCTTTGTATTGGCATAAATATAACCCTCATCGTCACTCTTGTTGTAAATATTCACAATTTCTCCAGCTTCAGCATCTAATTTAACCGTAACTGGTTCGGCAATGGCGAATGGTCTATTGGTAAACATTTTAAGTTCGAAACCAACAATCATGCCGTTAATCTCGACCTTGCTAACATTAAAACTTGCTTCGAAATATATTCCAGATAATTCTCCATTATAATCAATTAGCTTAAATTTATGGAAGCTCTTGCGGTTAAGCCATCTCATGATATCTCTTGATTTCTCTATGGAAATTACTTCTGTCGGGTCATCGCATAGATTATTGCAGATTTGAAGCGTAGCAGTAAGATAATCTCCAAACTCGACGCTTGTAAGTTCATGCCTAGTGCCGCTAAGTGTTGAAACTGTGTTGAATGTAATTTCACTTCCATTAGAAATTGTTTCAACGCCTAACGAGTCGAAACTACACAATGTCATGCCAAAATCGCTAAGACGAAGTGAGTCATATTCGAAATCGTATGCTCTCATTTCCGCAATCACCTCCTCAATATATATGCTATTTAATGAAGAGCTTTACAATATTCCATTTTCCCTTGAAAAGCTCTTCATTAAATACCTTTTTCATCATCTTAATTTCAGCAAGGTTTTCATCATACTCCTCGCTCTTCATTTTCAATTCGTTGATATTTTCTTTTAACTCGCTACGAAGAGATTCGATAGTTGCAGCAAATTCCACACCTTCGTTTTCTTTCTCCGCAATGATTCTATCCTTTTCATCGCAAGATGACTTAAGCTTTGAAATTTCCATTTTAAGAGATTCAATTTCCTTTGCCTGTCTTGCAATGGTTTTATCTTTAAGTTCTGACTTTCTGTCCTTTGCAGTTTTTACATTCATATTTTTACACCTAACCTTATTCACACATAGAGAAGGGAGGTGCGCATAAGCACACCTCCCAATAACAAGTAGATGATATTATAAATTAAAGTCCCGTCATCTTCGGAGACCAAACGTCATACTAACGTATAGACAATGCTATACTAACGTATAGACTTTCCCTTTCTAAGAGAACTCTTGCCAGCAAGCTGGTCAACCCCCATAGAATCAATAAGTCTCTGGAAGTTCTTATCTTTCTTCATTTGAGCAATCATTTCTTCATAATTGCGTACATTAGGCATGCTAAACACAATTTGCTCGAAGTTTTGCTCTACGCTCGTTGCTGCGTCAGAACCATAATGAGCATTAACATTGCCAATGCCAAGATTATCTTTGATAAACTCAGCAGGGGAGTTAGCCATGTTCCAAAGGTTGCTAGAAGCAGCAGCATTCAATACGCTATCGCCCTTGGCAA